TTAACTCAGGGTAACGCCCACGCCGGCCCAGGCTTCTTCGACGGCCCGTACCTCTGCCGACTCCGCCCCGAAGCGCCGACCGGCATTGGACACCGTCAACCGGGCAAAGGCGGGAAAGTCCGCATCGTTGGCCAGGCGGCTGTCGCAGAGGGTGTCATACCAGATCGGCCCAGCCTTTTCCCAGGCATAGCCGCCCAGGGCCACGGCCGCCAGATAAAAGGCCCGGTTGGGAATGCCCGAATTGAGGTGGACGCCGCCGTTGTCTTCACGGGTCTCGATGTAGTCGCGCATATGGCCGGGCTGGGGGTCCTTACCCAGGGTCGGATCGTCGTAGGCCGTACCGGGCTCGGCCATGGACCTCAGGCCCTTGCCCTGGATACGCTCGGTGAGCAACCCGGCGCCGATGATCCAGTCCGCCTCGGCGGCGGTCTGCCTGAGCTGGTACTGCTTGACCAGGATGCCGAAGACATCGGACACCGACTCGTTCAGCGCGCCGGACTGATTGAAGTACACCAATCCCGCCTCGCTCTCGGTGACGCCATGCGCCAATTCATGGGCGATGACGTCCAGAGCGATGGTGAAACGATTGAAGATCTCGCCGTCGCCATCACCGAACACCATCTGCTCGCCGTTCCAGAAGGCGTTCTGGTACTCCTGGCCGTAATGGACGGTACCGGCCAGCGGCAGGCCTTGGCCATCGATGGAATTACGGCCGAATACCTCATGGAAGAAGGCGAAGGTGGCGCCCAGGTAGTCATAGGCCTCGTCCACCGCCACATCGCTGACCGCCGCCTGCCCTTCCTGGCGCACCAGTCGCCCCGGCAGCTGCATGGCGTTGCCGGCGTCGAAGATGCTGCGCTGCGGACTGGCATCATCGGTACGCGGCAGCGGCCCGACCGGTGCCTGGCGCACCCCCGGCCGCCCGGGATTGTGCAGCAGGCTCTGCACATGGCTCAGCGTGGTCAGGGCGCAGGAACGCTGGTGTTCGTCGCCATGATCGATGATGCGGCCAAGAATGTAGGGAGGAATGACTCCCTGGATGGTGCCTTGGTTGCGAGACATGCGCGCCCTCCTTCTCTGGGGGACAGGGTCCCCGATCACCGCAGCGTGCGGCCTCTGTTTTCTTGGACCGCAAAACAACCAGACGACTCCCGCCTCTTCACCCCGGCGCCGGCTTCTGGTACAAAGCACCCCACGCGGGCGTCGTATAATGGCATTACCTGAGCTTCCCAAGCTCATGACGAGGGTTCGATTCCCTTCGCCCGCTCCAGATTTCATGCGGCTTTCAGAGGGTGAAAGCCGGTCACCAGGCAAGCTGGTGACAGTTTTGGTGTCTGTTTCTCCGCGAGAATGCCTTTCGGTGAGCATGAGCGCGCGGACGAACCAGGACGGCGATGGATGCATCACCATCCAGGACAGCACCCAGCACGCGGAACTGGTTTTTATGTTCAGGCCAGGGGATTGCGTTACTTCTGTTACCCGCCGCATCCAAGCCCTCTAAAAGCCCGGCATACCTGCCTTTTTCGCATTCCTCTGACTGTTACTGCGCCGTAATCTGTCCGTCACTGAGTAACAATTTCTACTGTTACCTATAAATTTATAAATTACCAATAAAATCAAGAGCTTACGATTTGGTAACAGCAGCGATAACAGTGCGATAACAGTGCCCCGGATTACCCGGAGATCACGCCGGACGGGCGTTCGAGAGGATGCAACTCTGATCGGGTTACGGAGGTAACGGTCCTCAATACCCCGCCTGAGATTTGAAGCAACGCACACATCCGTAAAGGCGGCTTGCTGCAGGGATTCGCAGGGTTTTTTAGGTCTGCCTCAGCCCGTTTAGCCCCAATAGCGGCGCGGGACGGGGCCAGGTGCAGGCCTGCAGAAAAAGAGACCTATTTAGCCCGCAGGCGTGGTGGGGGGACGACGGCGCGCGCCAGGTGCAGCCCTACCTCGCCCCTGCCCCTATGGCCCCGGCTGCCGCCCCTCGTCGTGGGCAGCCTGCATCGCCAGCCATAGCCGCGCCGTGGAGAGCCCGGCGCGTTCGAGGTGCTGGGCCAGGCCCGTACGGATCGGACGGCGACCGTTTACCACTGCGGATAGATGCCCACGACTGACACCCAGCAACTGGGCAGCCGCGGCTATCGACATGGATGAGGCCTGCAGTACGTCGGACAGGACAGCACCAGGATGGGGAGGATGATTCATGGCCTACCTATTCGATTGAAACCCGCGCCGTTGCTGGGTTTTGATGGACTTTCGCCTAATTATTTGGCATGATGAGCTAGGGATTTTCCATACCCAGCTCGGCCAAACTTCACGATTGGCAGGCACAAAAAAACCGCCCGAAGGCGGCTTTCTCTTGTCACAACCTCTACTGCGTCATCTCATACTGCCGGAAGCGAATAACCTCTTCCCCCAGCCATTCGTTGACCTGGGTCAGGCGGGCCTGCAGCGGCTCCAGCTCGTTGGCCGCGTAGACCTCGGCGGCGTCCTTGATCGAGCCGAAGCCCCCCGCGTTCTGCGGCACGATGCCCATCAGCTGTGGCGGGATCCGCAGGCCCGCGAGCATATCGTCGCGGGTAATGTTCTTGATGGAGTTGAATTCATCTTTGGCCGCCACTTCGCTGACAGGGATGAGCTGGATGCCGTCTTTTTTGCCGTTGGGCGCGTAGACGAAGAGGTTGCGGAAGTTGCCTGGCCCCTTGGCCGAGCGCAGCGCGGTGCGCAGGGAGTCGATGTCCTCCTCCTTCTGCGCGGCGTCGGTCATGTAGAAGATGAAGCCGGCGTGGCTGCCGTTGTTGTAATACTTGCGGCGGAACAGGGTGGCTGACTCATTGAGCAGCGCTGACTGCATGGCCGCGAGCCACTCCGGCAGTCCATAGATTTCCTGGTTGATGTCGGCCTCGCGCAGGTGGCAGATGGTGCCCGGGGCGAATTCGTGCTCGTCCTGCCAGCCCCTGACCTGGAAGAAGCGCCCCTCCTCCCCTCGCCTCATGTATTTGGCCAGCGGCGGCTGTAGGCTGATCGGCGTGCCCAGGCGCGATTGGCGGCGCTCCACGTAGGCGTTGCCGCACCAGAGGTAGTCCAAGGCCAACTGCTCGAAGGAGGCGCGGCTCAGCAGTGGATGTGGGATGAAGGTGCGGGCCAGGAGATTGCGCTTGAACTTGAGGCCGGAGTCCAGATAGACGCTGGCCCGGGACGCTTTAGCCAAGCCATCGAGTGACAACGGCGGATCGTAATAGCGACCGTTGAACCAACATTCGAGGTAGTCGAATATCTCGCGCCCTTCGAGTACCGGCGCCGGATCGCCGAAGGTGAAGGCCTCGATCGGGCCAGGCGCGGCTGGGGCCTGGACAGCCAAGCTGGTGGAATCGCTCATCAGTAGATCTCCATGACGCCGGTGTTGCGGCCGGTCTGGCCCTCCAGCGGCTCGTTGTGCAGGGCATGAAAAAGGGCCCACGCGAGATCCGCGTGGCCGGTGTTGTCGTTGCGGCCCGCGGTGTAGGTGAACTGCCGGCCGCTGGCGGTGGTGGTCTTGCGAATGGCCATGAGCGACTGAGCGACGTCGGTCCAGCCGGCGTCGAATTCGAGCCGGCCGTTCTTGATCACGTCGTAGGCCTTGAGCACCAGGCGGGTCTTGACCTCGGGCGAGTAGCTGAAGGTGGTCAGCCCCGGGAAGAACTGGCGCACCAGCTGGGCCACGCCGCTGCCCATGCCGGTGACGTCGATGCCGATGTAGGTCACCCAGTAGCGCTGGCAGACCTGGCGGATCGCCTCGGCCTGGGCGGCGAAGTCCATGCCACGGAACTGGTGGCGCTCCAGCACGCGGAATTTGCCGCCCGACACCGCTGGCGGCGCGACCACCACCAGGCCGGCGGTGTCGCCGGACTCGGCCGGGTCGTAGCCCACCCACACCGGGCGCTCACCCAGCGGGCGCAGGGCGAAAGGCTTGTAGTCCTCGGCCCATTCGACCCAGCTGTCGACCATGCAGGGCTGCAACATGGCCAACGGGAAGATGCTGGCGCCGTCGTCGACGAACTGGCACATCAGCAGGTTCTGGAAGGCCTCGGCGCTGTACTCGAGCTTGAGCTCTTCCAGGTCGAACAGGTCACAGCCGCGGGCTTCGGCATCCAGGATGGTGACGATCTGCCGCCAGATGCGGTCCTCGCAGAGCCGGCCCTGCTGTAGGGCGTCGTGGGAGACGTCCAGTTTCAGGTGCTGGGCGACCGGCTTGCCCTTGTTGAAGCGCTCGCCGGTCCAGAACGGATAGGCCTCGTGGGCCATGGAGCTGGGCGTCGAGAAGTAGGTGCGGCGGTACTGCTTCTGCATGGCCATGCCGCTGGCCACCTTGTTCAGCTCCTCGAAGCGGAAGGTCCAGAAGAATTCGTCGAAGTAGAAGTTGCCGTGGTAGCCCTGGGCGGTGCGGGCGTTGGTGCCGAGGAAGTGCAGCTCGGCGCCGTTGGCCAGGATGATGGGATCGCCGGTGAGCTCGACACCGCAGACCTCCCGCGCGAAGGCCTGGATGTAAGCCTTGAAGATATGCGCCTGGTTCTTGCTGGCAGAAAGGAATATCTGGTTGCGGCCGGTGATCAGGGCATCGAGCAGTGCCTCGCGGGCGAAGTAGTAGGTGGCGCCAATCTGGCGAGACTTGAGGATGGCGCGGGTACGCTGCTGGCTAGCGCGGTACCAATCGAGCTGGTAGCCGAAACAGCCGTCGCGGAAGGCTTCCTCAAGGAGCTCGACTTGCTCTTCGCTGAACTCGTTGCGAGCCGCCTTCTTCTTCGGCCCGGCGTTGCGATTATCGAGCTTGGGATTGAGCTCAGCCTCGGTACCGCCGCCCTGGAAGCGCTGGATGCGCGCCTGACGCTCCAGCTGCCGATGCAGCAGGTCGATTTCCTTGAAGTCCCCGCCGGTCTTGCCGTCCTTGAGGATCAGCTGCACGAGGCGCGCTTCCAGCGCCCCGCCGATCCGCTCGACGTTGTCGGCCCGATCCCACTCGTCCCGGGTCTTCCATGAATGGACGGTCTTTTCCTTCTCGCCGATGGCCTCGGCGATTTCGGTCACTCGCCAGCCCATCCAGTACAGGTGCTTGGCGCGGCGCCGCACGTCCATCGGCAGTTCAGCGGATGGGGCGGCGGGGCTCGACAACGGGGCGGATTCGGGCAGGCTATTCATGGCCGCCAGACTGCCGCCCTGCCCCCTCCCTCCATAGCGCGCGGATTTGTATAGCGCGCCGCTACAACTCCCCGCCGTTGCTGGGATGCACGCGCGTCCCGACCATGCCCCTCATCGCCCCAGCACACCGCTGAGTCCAAGAGGAATCCCCGGCATGGCCGACCCCAAGACCCCAAAACTCCGCTCAACCTGGTTCCGTGTCGCACTCGAAGGCGCCACCAGCGACGGTCGCCAGATCGAACGCGCCTGGATCGAGCAAGCCGCCGCCAACTACAACCCGAAAACCTACGGCGCCCGGGTCTGGATGGAGCACATCCGCAGCACCCTGGCCGACTCACCCTTCAAGGCCTATGGCGACGTGGTAGCGGTGAAGGCCGAAGAGGTCGAAGTAAACGGTCTGAAAAAGCTGGCCCTGTTCGCCCAGATCGAGCCAACCCCGGACCTGGTGGCCCTGAACAAGGCCAAGCAGAAGATATACACCTCAATCGAGATCTCGCCCAAGTTTGCCGACACCGGCGCCGCCTACTTGGTCGGACTCGGCATCACCGACAGTCCCGCCAGCCTCGGCACCGACGTCCTGGCATTCGCCGCGGCCAACCCCGCGGCCCATCCCTACGCCAACCGGAAGCAACACGCCGACAATCTCTTCACCGTTGCCGACGAGACCGTCCTGGCGTTCGAGGAGGTGGAGGACAAGCCCAGCCTGGGCGCGGTGCTGTTCGCCAAGATCACCGACTTGCTCAAGGGCAAGGAGGCGCAGACCCAAGGCGAATTCGCTCAGGTTGGCGCCGCCATCACCACCGTGGCCGAGCACGTCCGCGACCAGGACGAGCGCTTCACCCGCACCGAGCAGACCGTCACCACCCTGGGCAGCAAGCACGACGCCCTAGCCGCTGACTTCGCCGCGCTCAAGCAGCAACTCAGCCAGACCCAAGACCCCAACCAGCCCCAGCGCCCCGCCGTGACCGGCGGCAACGGCCAGAACCTCACCGACTGCTGACCAGCACCTGCATCCCTCGGAGCAACTATGCGTAACGATACCCGCGTCCTGTTCAACGCCTACCTGCAGCAGCTCGCCGTGCTCCATGGCGTGCAAAATGTCACCACCAAGTTCACCGCTGCACCCAGCGTGGCCCAGAAGCTCGAGCAGCGTATCCAGGAGTCGAGCGCCTTCCTGAGCTCCATCAACGTCTACCCGGTACCGGAGCAAACAGGCGAGCGCATCGGCCTCGGCATTGACGGCACCATCGCCGGTACCACCGACACTACCCAGAAAGATCGCGAGCCCCGCGATCCGACCGCGCTAGATAACCGTGGCTACGCCTGCACCCAGACCAACTTCGATACCGCTATCCGCTACAACAAGCTGGACCAGTGGGCGAAATTTCCTAACTTCCAGGCGCTGATTCGCGACGCGATCATCAAGGCCCAGGCCTTGAACCGCATCATGATCGGCTGGAACGGCACCAGCAGGGCGGCGACCTCTAATCCGGCGGTCAACAAGCTGCTTCAGGACGTGAACATCGGCTGGCTGCAGAAGATGCGCACCGAGAACGCGGCCCGTTCCCTCAAGGAGATCAAGTCCGGCACCGGCAAGATCGAGGTAGGCGCCGGCAAGGATTTCGAGAACCTGGATGCGCTGGTCTTCAGCATGGTCAACGAGCTGATCGACCCCTGGTATCAGGAGGACACCGAACTGGTCGCCATCTGCGGTCGCCAGCTACTAGCCGACAAATACTTCCCCATCGTCAACAAGACCCAAGCGCCCACCGAGCAGCTTGCGGCCGACATCGTCATGAGCCAGAAGCGCATCGGCAATCTGCCGGCCGTGCGTGTGCCGCACTTCCCGGCGAATGCGGTGATGGTCACCCGGCTGGACAACCTGTCGATCTACGTCCAGGAAGGCACCCGCCGCCGTACCGTCGTCGACAACGCCAAGCGCGACCGCATCGAAAACTACGAGTCGGTCAACGAAGCCTATGTCCTCGAAGACCTCGGCTGCGCGGCCTTCGCCGAAAACATCACCCACTGAGGCGCGCGACCATGACGAACCCCTGTCGCGCACACTTCGAACGGGTCACCGCGGCGGAAGCCTCTGCCGCAACCGGCCCGGCCGACTCCATGGCTGGCCGCACCGTCTACGAGCAGCAGCTTGCCCAGCTGCTGCAGGACCAACTGCGGCTGAAACAGGTGCAGAGCACCCAGGGCAAGGCCGAACTCAAGCGCCAGCTGCTCGGCGCCTACGAAAGCTACGTGGCCGGCGTGCTCGAAGCCGGCAACGGCGCCCAGGACGAGGTGCTGACCACCGTCATGGTCTGGCGCATCGATGCGGGCGACTTCTGGGGCGCCCTCCACATCGCCGCCTATGTGCTCAAGCACGGTCTGCTGATGCCGGACCGCTTCGCCCGCACCACCGGTTGCCTGATCGCCGAGGAGGTCGCCACTGCCGCCCTCAACGCCCAGAAAGCCGGGCAGCCCGTCGAGTTGGATCTCCTGGTCAAGACCGAGGCCCTCACCGCCAAGCAGGACATGCCCGACGAAGCCCGCGCCAAGCTCTACCTCGCCATCGGCCGTGCCGAGCTGGAAGGCATCGACGACGACCGCCCAGGCGCTGAGGGCCAGCTGGCCCGCAGCATCACCGCCCTGCAGCGCGCCATCGGCCTCCACGACCGCTGCGGCGGCAAAAAGGACCTGGAACGGGCCGAGCGCCTGGCCAAGAAACATGCCCCCGCTGACAGCGGCGGCTAACCGAGCGGTCCCCCGCAACCCCGCCGGCTCGGGGCGGATCGGCCAGGCCCTGCCTGGGACCGTGAAGCCCCGACCACCGGCGACCTATTCGAGGCAGTCATGAGCGGATTCGTAGCAGGTGGCACCGTCACCAGTGGCCAGTTGGTCTCCGACCCGTTCTGGCCCGCAATCGACCTGGACCAGGTCCGCGCCCGTCTGCGGATCGACTCAAGCGTCAGTACCGACAAGCTGCGCGCCGCGGTTGTAGCCGCGGCCATCACCGTCAACCGCGAGCTCACCGGCTACCGCTATGCCCAGGTCACCACTGGCTACGCCACCCTGGCCGCCGTGCCCAGCCCGCAAGTCGACGGCATCAGCGAGCGCGTCCACCTCTACCTACGCGCCATCGATGCCGCCACCGCGGCCGAGGTGGCCGAGCGGTACCGCAGCTACGACAGCACCTCCAAGGGCGATACCAATGCCGAGGCGCTAACCCCCACCATCGACGAGTACCGGCGCGATCAGCGCTGGGCCATACGCGACTTCCTGGGCCTGGCCCGGACCACCGTGGAGCTCATCTGATGGCCACCGTCGTGCGCGCCCAACAAGGCGACACCCTGGACCGTATCTGCCTACGGCACTACGGGCGCACCCAGGACGTCACCGAGGCCGCGCTTGAAGCCAACCCAGGCCTCGCCGCCTTGGGCCCCGTCCTGCCCATCGGAACCCCCGTCACCCTGCCAGACGGCCCCGCCCAGGCCTCTGCCGGCATCGCCGCGCAGCAGCCGGTGAACCTCTGGGACTGACCCATGAAAGAGAAACCCCAAATGCCCGACCGCCCCGAAACCTGGGCCTGGCTTGCCACCTGGCTTGAACACAACTGGTACCCGATCTACGCCGGCTTCGTGGCCTTCTGCATCGCGGGTCTACGGATCATCTACGGCGGCGGTACCTGGCGCCGCGTGCTGCTGGAAGCCCCGCTTTGCGGCGCCCTCGCCCTGGCGGCGAGCCACGGCTTGGAGCTACTCGGCATCCCCTCCACCACCGCGCCCTTCTGGGGCGGAATCATCGGCCTGCTGGGCGTCGAAGGCACTCGTGCCGCGGCGAAACGCTTCGTTGAGAAGAAGGTAGACACGCAATGACCCAGACCCTCCACCACGGCGACCGCGGCCAGCCCGTGCGCGACCTGCAGCAGGCGCTAGCCGCCAAGGGCTTCACCACTGACCAGGACGGCGACTTTGACGACGCCACCGAAGCCGCCGTGCAGGCCTTCCAGCGCCAGGCCGGTCTGGTCGCCGATGGCATCGCCGGCCCCAAGACCCTGGCCGCGCTGCTTGGCCGCACCGACAAGCGCCTGCTGGCCCAAGCCGACCTGGAGCGCGCCGCCGCCACCCTGGGTGTGCCCCTGGCCGCCGTGCAGGCGGTCAACGAAGTCGAGTCCAAGGGCACAGGCTTCGGCGGCAATGGTCGCCCGATGATCCTCTTCGAGCGCCACGTCTTCTATGCCCGCCTGGTCGCCACCCGCGGCCAGGCCGAGGCCGATCACCTGGCCAAGGAACAACCGTCGCTGATCAACCCCAAGCCAGGCGGCTATGCCGGCGGCGTCGCCGAGTGGCAGCGCCTCACCTCGGCCCAGCAGATCGATGAGACCTGCGCTCTGGAATCGGCCAGCTGGGGCCTGTTCCAGATCATGGGCTATCACTGGCAGGCGCTGGGCTACGAGAGCGTCCAGGACTTCGTCACCCGCATGCACGCCAGCGAAGCCGAGCAGCTCGAGGCCTTCGTCCGCTTAATCCAAGCCAACCCCGCGCTGCTCAAGGCGCTGAAGGCCCAGAAGTGGGCCGACTTTGCCCGCGGCTACAACGGCCCTGGCTACGCCCGCAACCTCTACGACGTGAAGCTCGAGCGCGCCTTCGCCCGCTACACCGCCGCCCCGGCCAAGGACGCAGCATGATCGACGTCGACGAGATCCAGCGCGTTAATCCCCAAGACGGCGAGGTCTTCATCTTCCCGGCTGGGGTCTCCTTTGAAGAAGCCGAACGCTTCTGCAAGACCATCGAGAGCGCCAAACCAGGCGTGCGGGCAATTGTCGTCGTTGGTGACATCCAGCACCTGGACGAAGCCGCCATGAACCGCGCCGGCTGGTACCGCCGATGAATAGCCTGGGCGAGCGCGCCCTCATGGGTCTGGCGCTATTGGGAACCATCGTGGTGATGGTCCTTACCCTCTACGTTATGAAACTGAAGGTCGATAGAGCCGAATCACAGCTTGAGGTTGTATCTCGTCAGGCCAAGGAACTAGCCCAAGACCGCGACCAGCTCACCACCACCCTCACAGAGCAGCGCGCCGCCCAAGCCCGCCTGCAGACCACCCAGCACGACCTGCGGCGCGAGATCGACGTCCGCAAGCGCCGCATCCAGGAGCTCGAAGATGAAAACGCCGATCTCAAGGCTTGGGCTGGCCAGCCTCTGCCTGCTGCTGCTCGCCGGCTGCGCCAGCGGCCCGTCCTCACCGGCGCCGCGGCTTACCGTGACTGGCTGTCCCGTGGTAACACGCTGCCAGCTGCCGTCGACCGACCCGCGCAGTAACGGCGACCTCCTGGCCAATAGCGAAGCCCTCGAAGCCGCCTGGGCCGACTGCGCCGCCCAGGTCGACATGATCTACGACGCTCAGCAGGCCCACCCATGAACAAGCCCGAAAGCCTCCGCGCCCACTTACTGGCCGCAGTGCCGGAGCTGCGCCACAGCCCAGATCGGCTGCTGGTCTTCATCGACAAGGGCAAGCTGCGCTGCACCGCGGCAGCAAGCCTGTCGTGGGAATACGGCTACGAGCTCCAGATCATCCTGACCGACTTCGCCGGCCACCCGGACGCCGTGATGCTGCCCTTGCTGGCCTGGGTCCGCACGAACCAGTCCGAGCTTCTGGCCAACCTGGACACGTCCGCCCAGGGCATCGGTTTCGAGGCCGACATCATCGACCGATCCAAGGTCGACATGGCCATCACCCTGCCGCTGACCGAGCGTGTGATCACCAAGCGTCAGGCGGACGGCACCTACCAGCTCGAGCACGCCTCAGAACCATCGCTAAGCGAGTATCAAGAGCCCAACACCTGGCAGGTATTTGCTGATGGCGAACTGCTGGCCGAGTGGAAGTCAGCATCCGCCGGCGACGCGCTGACACTGGACACCCCGCACCCAGGCCGCAGCCGTGGCTGACCTCGAAGCACTGGAGACCTGGCTCTCGCCGCTGCTGCAAAAGCTCGACAGCCGCGGCCGGGCCCAATTGGCCCGCAAGGCTGCCCAGCAGATCCGCCGCAGCCAGCAACAGCGAATTCGCGCCCAGAGGAACCCGGACGGTTCCCCCTATGCACCCCGCAAGCCGCGTGACCTACGCGGGAAGAAGGGCCGCATTAAGCGGCGCATGTTCGAGAAATTGAGGATGGCGCGCTATCTAAAGGCTAAGGGCACGCCGCAACAGGCGCTGATTGGGTTCACTGGCCGAGTATCACGCATCGCGCGAATTCACCAGTATGGGCTAAAAGATCGGGCTGAGGTTGGAGCGCCAAGTGTTCTTTATGCACGTCGCTCCCTTCTTGGAGTCGGTAGCGAAGAGCTAAATCACCTGAGAGATGCAATACTTAACACCATAAAGCAGTAACATTACTCAAGCTCTAATTTAGTCGCCTGGGGAAAACCTATTAATCTCATACTTCAAACCTGCACCCTCGAAATGTCTCTTCAACCACCCAGATCTACGCCCCTTATAAAAATAAAAATTAATCATAGCATCAGGCACACCAATGGACTTCATAAGCACTGCGCCATACAAGTGCGTTAAAACAAACACTTTATCATGCAGCTCCTGATAAAATTTATCCATAGCTTCATTAGTGACCTGATCACGATAACCCCCGAAATGGGATATGTCGTTTCGTCTGCGGGCACATGCGTCGCAAAATCCATCAAGGCTTCTCTTATCAAAGTATATTGGCAAATCCTCCACCAGACATATAATTCTATCTTTTAGGCTTGGCTCAATATCTCTACTTACAAAATCCCTTAGAGCCTTCCGCTCCTTGCCTTTCAACATCTCCAGTGTTTCTATTGCCTCAATCTGCCGTTTAATTTTTGCTTCGTCTCTTTCGAGAGCATTACCGTATAATTTACGGTGATATCTTTCCATCCCCCAAACCATGCTCGCATATAGATGTTCAGTGTAGAGCCGGCCAGGTGTTAAAGCCAAGAAAAACAGATAAGCTCCAGGCCCCATAGACTCACGAACATCCAACCATCTATTAAATAAATCCCCTATAATTGGCAGCACCTGTTTAAAATACACAAAACCATCGTGAAGCTTAGCACCTTTGACTTCTTCTTTTTCCCTCAAAAAATAAAGCTTCGCCGGTCTAGATTTTCCATTTCTCACATTCGATACAAAAGGCCAATCAGGCTTGCAGCCTGAACCGGAAAGCAACATTAAAAACTCCGAAACCACCCTAAAGTAATGCTCGGCATCTTCGATAGACACCGAATTCTTAAAATGCAGCTCCCAATTGATCCCAGCGCTCAAAGTAAGAGATCGCGCCTGCTCTGCTGAGCCCCAACGCCCCAGGTATTTTCCATTTATACGAAGCTCAATATCGTCATTGACTGCAAACTGTACATCTTCAGGCAAAGCAACGTTTACTGATAATCCATTTTCTATTTGCTTCGCATCAATCAGCTTGTAGCCAAGCCAATCCTGGTACTCATCCAACCCCATTGTCGTGCTGGAAAAGCTTAGCTCTTGTATACCAAGACATTCATCAATAGCACCAACCAAGCAATAGCTAGCAGTATATTGCTCATAGGATATGCCTCCAGTGACTAGCTTCCAGCTCCCCCTTTGAAGGTTTTTCAAAATGACTTGTCGGGCGTCACTCCTAAGTATTCCCGCTACAAAAACGTCTTCTGGGAGCCCGTCAAACTCAAACATACTGGCCAGCGTCGCAGCCTTTGCGAAAACCCCGTTCAAAGACAAACTAGCCAAACCTTCATCAGAGACAACAAGCGTGCCTGATATGGCATCGTCTGGCATCAAAAAACCAGACTCGACCTTAGACGTGATCCAGAACAAACCCTGCTCGTTCAGCGTATCCATCTCAACCCCTTAATGATCATTAAAATCCAAAAGAACATTCATTCCTGACTTAATCTTCATAACCAACGACAATAAACAGTAAAGACCTCAACAAATGATCATAAATATTACTTCTCAACTTTAGGAGATGAGACGACCCATTTCACGTCCGTCATAGGCACCGACACTACCTTCCCTGCCGAATAAAATGCACAAAACTGAGCAGCGCACTGTATGAGCCTGAAACTTTCATCCTGCCCGTCGGGCGTCCTCAGAGTTATCAAGGGGGAGTCTTTGAACTCACTGCTAAATTCTTCTTTCGCAAAATTTTTACCAACAGCGAAAAATGGAGATATCAGCATCAGAATAAGAACTATGACCGCAACCAGAGAACACACAGTAAGATAGACCACTGCTACCGCACATAGGACGGGCTTTGTCCAGTGCAAAGCTATCGGGTGAGAAAGCCAGCCAAAATATTTCCCCATCCATTTACTAACACGCCGAGCCCCAGAACCAACTTTTCCTTCAAAGCAATTCAGAGCTCCCCATCCTGCGATTATAGCAAGTACAAAAAAGACTGCCTTAGCCCACCCAGTCAGTCCTGCTCCTATGAGCTCATTAAAAAAAAACAAAGCAAGCCTAAATACAGCAACAACCGAAAGAATAGTTACGTCACCAGCCTGCAATGGAAACATTGAAGATGACAGACCCAAACCTTTTAAATAACCGTCATGGTAAGATCGAGCTACTATATACATCGAGACTGTACCTATGGCACCTAATACAGCGACCATAGCACTCCAGTCCCAGACTGTTTTCTTAGGGCTTTTACTCTTTTCAAGCTTTTCTGACATCTCGATTCCGTACTAATCAATTATCAATGGGCTATTGCTAAGTGGTAGGGCCTTGCCTCCCCAAAGACCTAGGCATTCCTCCTCTTGCAGATCATGAGTTGTACGTGACGGCCGTACAACTCATGACTGCTGCACCCCGCGCACGCGGCGGCCATCCTCGCGCCATGACCGACATCGCCGCCCTCTCCCGCCTCATCGAGAACCTGATCCGCCTTGGCACCATCGCCGAGGTGGACCACGGCAGTCTCACTGACAAGCGCCCTGCCCGGGTTCGCGTGCAGAGCGGCGCCTTGCTGACCGGTTGGCTACCCTGGCTCACCCTCCGCGCCGGCGAAAGCCGCGAGTGGGACCCGCCGACCCTGGGCGAGCAGGTCGTCGTCTTCAGCCCCAGCGGCCAGACCACCCAGGGCGTGGTGCTCTGCGGCCTGTTCAGCCAGCTGCTGCCGGCGAACGGCGATCGCGCCGGCCTGCACCGCCGCACCTACCCGGACGGCGCCGTCGTCGAGTACGACAGCCTGGCCCATCGCTTGCGCGCCATCCTGCCCGCCGGCGGAGTCACCGACCTGACCAGCACCGGCGGCATCAACATCGTCGGCCCGATCAACCACCAGGGCGACTACACCCAGACCGGTAACCAAACCGTCACCGGCAAGGTGACCGTGAGCGACGACGTGGTCGCCGCCGGCATCAGCCTGGTCAAGCACAAGCACGGCGGCGTCCAGAGTGGCGGCAGCCAGACGGGAGCGCCGGTATGAACCGCACCACCGGCCTGACCGTCACCGACCTCGAGCACCTGCAGCAGTCCGTGGCCGACATCCTCACGACGCCGATCGGCTCCAGGACCATGCGCCGCGAATACGGCAGCGCCCTGTTCAGCCTCATCGACCAGCCGCTTAACCCCGCCCTCGCTCTCCGGGCCAAGGCCGCCGCCGTCACTGCCCTATTGCGCTGGGAGCCACGGCTCAACCTCACCTACATCGGTATCACCCTGGGAGATGCCCCGGGCCAGGCCGTCGTTGACCTTGCGGGATACAGCACCGTCAACGACGCCGCCATCAGCCTGCGCGCGCCCCTCACGCTGGGAGGCCTGTGATGGTCGACACCTTCAGCGCTATCGACCTCAGCCAGCTACCGGCACCGACCATCGTCGAGCCTCTGGATTTCGAGACCCTGCTCACGGCCCGCAAGGAGCGCCTCATCAGCCTCTATCCGGCGGCCGAACAAGCGGCCACTCGCGAGCGCCTGGCCCTAGAGTCGGACCCAGTCAACAAGCTGCTCCAGGAGAACGCCTACCGCGAGCTGGTGCTGCGCCAACGGGTCAATGATGCCACCCGCGGCGTGATGCTTGCGTTCGCCGTGGGCACCGATCTTGACCAACTGGGGGCGAATTTCAGCGTCACCCGGCTATTGCTCAAGGCCGCCAATCCCAACGCCGTGCCGCCCACTGCCGCTGTCTACGAGTCCGACGACGACTTTCGCGCGCGGATCCAGCTATCCCCCGAGGGCTACACCACCGCCGGCAGCCAAGGCAGCTACGTATTTCATGGCCTATCCGCCGATGGCAATGTCCGCGACGTCCAGGCCATCAGCCCAGCACCGACCCAGGTGGCGGTCTACGTCTTGTCGCGACAGGGCAGCGGCTTGGCCTCGCCCGAGCTGCTGGCCAAGGTCACCGCCGCGCTCAATGCCGAGAAGGTCCGCCCGCTCACTGACAAGGTGACGGTATTGTCGGCCAACATCGTGGATTACGAGGTTACCGCCGAGCTCACGCTGTACGACGGCCCAGACTCCAACGTCGTGGTCGCCGCCGCCTACAAGGCGGTCGAGGACTACGCCGCGAGTGTGAAAAAGATTGGCTACGACGTCGCCCTTTCCGGTCTCTACAAAGCACTGCACCAGCCCGGCGTCCAGGCGGTCAAGCTCACCAAGCCCGCCGCCAGCCTGGTGCTGGGCAACGGCGAAGCCAGCAACCTGACCGGCGTCACCCTGACCGTGGCGGGGGCCACCAATGTCTGAGCTGCTGCCACCCAACAGCACGGACCTGGAGCGGCGCCTGGCTGATGTCGGCAGCGCCATCAGCGACGTACCGGTACCCACCCGGTCGGTCTGGGACCCGAACACCGCCCCGGCCGAGCAGCTGCCCTGGCTGGCCTGGGCGCTGTCGGTCGACGCCTGGGATCCGCTGTGGAGCGAAAACCAGAAGCGCCAGACCATCCGCGCGAGCATCCAGGTCCACCGCAGCAAAGGCACCTTCGGCGCCATCAAGGACGCCTTGGCCGCCCTGGGTTTCCCGATCCGTGTCCAGGAGTGGTACCAGCAGGACCCGCCCGGCAAGCCCGGCACCTTCCGCCTGCTGATCGACGTTGACCAAATCGGCGTGCCCAACAGCAGCGCCCTACGCTTTATGCCCGTGGTCGAGGCGGCCAAGAACCTGCGTTCGCACCTCGACGTCATTGAGCTGCGGGCCACCACCAAGGCGCGGGCCTATTCGGGCGCCTTTTGCCGTGCGGGCCAGGAACTGACCCTGCGCCCTTCCGATACCCAATATGCCGCCCTAGAGCCAGGCTTCGTCCTGGCAGAGTCCGGGCTGCATCAACTCACCAACGTGGACCTGGTCCAGGCGCTGGAACTGAAAAATGGCTGACTTGACCCTACCCGAGGTGATCGCCCGTTTCCGTGGGAATGAGGCGCGCATCGCCGACCTTACTAACGGCAACTCGTCCGGCTACTACACCACCGTTGACGGCAAGAAGGTCGAGACACTGCCCAGCGTAGTGTCTCGCCTCACGTCAGCCATCGCCGCCGCTAGCGCTACAGCCGAAACCTTCAAGAGCACCAGCGGTGCGAAGCTGATCGGGTTCGGTTCAACCACGGTCGACGCGACCCTGACCGCCCAGGCGAAGAGCATCGCCGACAACACCAAAGCTATCAGCGACCAGGACGCCGCCAAGCTATCCAAGACCGGTGGCACCCTGACCGGACCGCTCACGCTGGCGGGCGCGCCGACTGACTCGCTTCACGCGGCGACGAAGGGATGGGCGGAAAACCTAGTCGGTAGCATGAGGCCGGCTATTGGTGACCTGATGACGACCAGCGGCCCAGCGCCTAGCACAGACTGGATTCCCGACAGCGCAAACTATCTCCAGTCGAGCTACCCCGCTTTGTTCGCCAAGCTCGGATTACTTAATAGCGACAATTCGGCGGGCACTTACACCCTTATCACTTCGGCGCTTCTAAAAACTGGAGCGGGCACTGGCTCCCAGGCGTTCTTAGCCAGCGCCAACGGCGTCTTTATTACTTACGACTACAACAGCGGAAGAATCCTTCGGAGCACGGACAACGGCACCACCCTTGCGCCAATCACCAACACGCAAGGCGGGACTCCGTGCGCGCTGACAACGGACGGTAAAGGCGTCTGGATGTTTGGCAATGCGATAGCGGTGAACACAAAACATCTCATGCGTAGCACGGATGACGGCTTAACCTGGGGCGCTGTATCGCTTCCGGTGACTGACTCCTGGGCGACGATGACCCTAGCGACTGATAGCAAAGGCACCTGGATTGCCTGCGGAGACCTGGGGTGGTACTTCCGGTCAACCGATAACGGCGCGACCTGGGCCAGGATCTCCCCGCCCAGTCAGATGCGCTGGGCAACCTATGCGGGCGGTTCAACGTGGTACGCCATCATTCCGGGCACTCAATTTACCAAGTCTGTCGATAATGGGTTGACCTGGACCCAGCTTCCGCAGCCCCTATATACCGGCACCTATACCGTCAATATGTGGGGGCTTAGCTTTTCAGGGGGGATTCTTGCCCTTACGGGTTATACCAATATCGGGGGCGGTAACTTTAACGTCGTCGGCCTTTCGGTGGATGGCGTCAACTGGCGCTGGTTTTCCCTAGGCTCTGGATCCGGCTGCGGTCCGGTAGTGTTCGGGCGCGATAACGTAGCGGTTTGCCCTTGCTATACCGGAGGCATTTATCGCTGGACCATGTCCCTAGACCCACTACAGACGTCCGGCGTAGCGGCGACCAATCCAACGGCCTTCAATGCGCTCGTGACATGGCCTGTCGCCGTGTGTACGGACGGCATGTCGTCCTGGTACGCGGCGAGCAGTAATAGCGACGGTATGGCCCGCAACCTGCCCGCCTACGACGTCAAGACCCTATTCCGCGTACCGAAGTCCGCGACCCTCGGCGCGCCTTTCACAAGCTACATCAAGGCCAAATAACCATGGACACCATCACCCTCTATCAATGGGGCGCCGATGGCGTCCTGGTTGGGTCGATTCAGGCCGACCCCATGGCCGGCATTCCTGAGCGCAGCACGCCAACGGCGCCGCCCAAGCTCAAGGCCGGTCAGGTGGCCGTCTGGAATGGCCAGGGCTGGACCGCTGCCGACAAAGCGCCAGAGCCGTCGCTGCCAGTGGTCACTACCGCCCAGGTCGACGCCGAGCGGGACCGTCGCGTCGAATTGGGCTTCGAATTCCAGGGCAAGCACTACCAGACCCGCGAGGCGGGCGACCGGGAGAACATTCTGGGCGCCATGAACAACGCCCTCGCGGCCATCATGAACGGCGCCAAGGAAGGCGTGCTGCGCTGGGCCGACGCCGACAAAGACTTTTTCTGGATCGCCGCCGACAACAGCCGCGTGCCGATGGATGCTCAAACCGCTCTTGCGCTCGGCCAGACCGCCACGGCCCGTAAAAGCGCACTGGTGCAGGCCGGCAGCGACCTCAAGGGCATGACGCCCATTCCCCAGGACTTCGCCGCGGACAAGTGGTGGCCGGCATGACCAAAGGCTACTTCGAGAGCCGCCCGGCCATGCGCCAGGTGGACCGCTGGACCTGGGAGCTGCTCGAGCCGCTGGTCTTCGTCGATCCGGTCTATGGCCGGATCGTCGTACCCACAGGCGAGCGCAGCGACCTGGCATCGATCCTCTTTCTGCGCGAGTTCGCGCGCTGGGCCCTGATCCTGGCCGGCTTGGCATGGGTAGCCGGCGCGGTTTGCGCCCTGCTGCTGCCCCTGCAGGCGATCACGGATCCGCTGCTGTGGACCAGCATCGCCGCCACCGGCGTCTATGCCGCCCTGGCCGGCTACGCCGTGTTGGCGGCCTTCGTCCACGACTTCCTTTACCGCACCGGCCAACTGCCCCGCGCCGCGGCAGACGCGGTGCTGTACCGCGCCTGCCGGGCTGAGGGCGAAGCGCGCTGGCGGGCGTTCATCTTCTGGATCGGGCCGCGCGTGGGCGGGGCCAGTCACTACCACACCAGCAGCAAGGGCTGACCATGGACTTCCACACGATCCACACGGCCTACGGGCTCAAGCGCCTGGCCCAGGCCGAGGCCTCCGGCGTTCCCGTGAACCTGCTGCAGGCCGCGGTTGGCGATGGCAACGGCAACGCCACGACCCCGGTCGAGACACAGACCCAGTTGGTTCGCGAGCGCTACCGCACGACGCTCAATCGGGTCTATCAGGACCCGGACGAGCCGCGGGCCTTCGTCGCAGAGCTGATCATCCCAGCGGCAGTCGGCGGCTTCACCATGCGCGAGATTGGCATCTACGACGACCAGGGCAGCCTGTTTGTGGTGGGTAACCTGCCGGACACCTACAAGCCGGTCGCGGGGGAGGGCGCCTACTCAGATGCGACGATCCGCGTGCAATTCCTGGTCTCGAACGCCTCGGTCATCAGCGTCGCCATCGATCCAAATGTGGCGATCGCCTCGCACACCTGGGTGCTCAATACCTTTGCCAAGGCGTTGATCATCCCAGGCGGCACTACCCGTCAGGTGCTGGCCAAGACGGGCAATGCCGATGGTGCCTATACCTGGACCGACCCCACCGAAGCGAACGTGGTCGTGCGCTCCATCGAAGAGATCCAGACGCTAGCGGCCAATCAGACCGTGATCACTCTGGCCAAGACCACCACCGTCGGCCTCTCGGTCTACATCGCCGGTACCCGGCTCCGGCCAAGTGACGAATGGACAGCGACCAGCACGACCACCCTGACGCTCGCCAAGAGCTATGCGGCCGGCACCAAGATTGCCTTGGCCCAGAATGACCCACTCGGCACCTTTTTCGATCCGCTGCTACGCGCCCAGAACCTGGCCGACGTGCCGGACAAGTCGCTGGCCCGCACCAATCTGGGCATCTACAGCAAGGCCGAGGTGGACGGTCTGATTACTCGGGTACCGGCAGGTTCGGTGATGCACTTCGGCGGCCTCACCGCGCCGAGCGGTTGGATGAAGGCCAACGGCGCGGCGATCTCCCGGACCACCTACGCGGATCTCTTCGCCGTCATCGGCACCTTCTACGGCGCTGGGGACGGCTTCACCACCTTCAACCTACCGGACCTGCGCGGCGAGTTCATTCGCGGCCTAGACGATGGCCGCGGCGTGGACAAGGGGCGCGGCATTGGCACATCGCAGGACAGCCAGAACAAGGAGCATAGCCATGGCGCAGACTGCTCAACGACTGGCGCCCACTCGCACACCTACTGGGACACCGACACCCAGAACACCAACTCAAGCGGGCTCTCTGGCGGTAACAACTTCACTGACGTGACGTCGGCAGAAACCACCAGCAGCAACGGCGACCACTCGCATGTGATCACCATCAAGTCAGCCGGCGGCACCGAAGCCCGCCCGCGCAACGTCGCGCTGCTGGCCATCATCAAGTTCTGAGGCAATCAATGGACAAAATCGTCTACCAAATCGACCAGGCCGGCTTCTACCAAGGCCAGACCAGCGCTGACGAATCCCCACTTGAACCTGGCGTCTACCACCTCCCGGCGCGTTGCGTGGAAACGCCGCCGCCCGCCTCCTGGGAGGACAGCCAGTGGCCACGCTGGGACGGCACAGCCTGGCGCCTGGTCAACCGCCCCAAGACTCTCGACGCCGAGGATCCAGTCGACAAGCTCAAGGCCTTCCTCTCTGCCAATCCAGACGTAGCCGCCCTCATCAGCGCCAACTGATTTTTGTAGCGGCCCTCGCTACAACTCCCGCCCCGCGACCCCTACGCGCGAATCCGCCAGCCTGTGCAGCGTCACCTCCCCTACCTGCGCAGGCTCACCCTCATGGCTGACTACCATCACGGCACGCGCGTCCTGGAAATCAGCCAGGGCACGCGCACCATTACCACCGTATCCACCGCGGTCATCGGCATGGTCTGTACCGCCAGCGATGCCGATGCCACCACCTTCCCGCTGGACACCCCCGTCCTGCTGACCAACGTCCAGGCCGCCGTCAGCAAGGCCGGCACCAAGGGCACCTTGGCCGCTGCCCTGCAGGCCATTGCCGACCAGGCCCAGCCCATCACTGTGGTCGTCCGCGTGGCCGATGGCGCCAACGCTGCAGAGACCACCTCCAACCTCATCGGCGGCGCGGCCAATGGCAAATACACCGGCATGAAGGCCCTGCTCGCCGCCAAGGCCCAGCTCGGCGTCACCCCGCGTATCCTCGGCGTGCCCGGGCTCGACACCCAGGCCGTCACCACCGCCCTGGTGGCCATCGCCAAGCAGCTGCGCGGCTTCGTCTACGCCAGCTGTAACGGCTGCGCCACCAAGGAAGACGCCGTCGCCTACCGCAACCAGTTCGGCGCCCGCGAGCTCATGCTCCACTGGCCCGACTTCCTGGCCTGGTCCACCAGTACCAGCACCACCGTCACGGCCAACGCCACCGCCCGCGCGCTCGGCCTGCGCGCCCAGCTGGACCAGGACATCGGCTGGCACAAGACCCTGTCCAACGCCACCGTCGAAGGCGTCACTGGCATCAGCAAGGATGTCTTCTGGGACCTGCAGAACACCGCGACCGACAGCGACTACCTCAACGGCAAGCAGGTCACCACCCTGATCAACCACGACGGTTACCGCTTCTGGGGCTCGCGCACCACCAGCGCCGATCCGCTGTTCGCCTTCGAGAACTACACCCGCACCGCCCAGGTGCTGGCCGACACCATGGCCGAGGCCCACTTCTGGGCGGTCGACAAGCCCATGCACCCGAGCCTGGTGCGCGACCTGGTCGAGGGCATCAACGCCAAATTCCGCGAGCTGACCCGCCAGGGCTACCTGCTGGGCGGCGAGTGCTGGTACGACGCCGGGGCCAACGAGAAGGAATCGCTCAAGGCCGGCAAGCTCTTCCTGGACTACGACTACACCCCGGTCCCGCCGCTGGAAGACCTCACCCTGCGCCAGCGCATCACCGACCGCTTCCTCGCCGACTTCGCCACCCGCGTCAACGCCTGAACCTGACCGGGCGCGCCGGCCGGCGCGCCCCTGGAGAGCATCGCCATGGCCCTGCCCCGCAAACTCAAGAACATGAATCTCTTCAACGACGGCAACAGCTACATGGGCGTCGCCAAGTCCTGCACCCTGCCGAAGCTAGGCCGCAAGATGGAAGCCTTCCGCGGCGCCGGTATGAATGGCCCCGTGAAAACCGATCAGGGCTTCAGCGACGACGGTATCCAACTGGAATGGACCCTCGGCGGTCTGGACCTCACCGTCCTAAAGCAATTCGGCGCCGTGGGCGCCGCAGCCGTGCCCCTGCGCTTCGCCGGCGCCTACCAGCAGGACGACACCGGCGACGTCACCGCCGTGGAAGTGGTCGTCCGCGGCCGGCACGAAACCATCGAGATGGGCGACGGCAAGCCGGGTGACGACACCGAGCACAAGATCACCACCACCTGCAGCTACTACAAGCTCACCGTGGACGGCACCACCGTCATCGAGATCGACCTCCTGGCCTTCATCGAAAACGTCGGCGGCGAGGATCGCCTGGCCAAGCAACGCGCCGCCCTCGGTATCTGACCCCCTCCCTGCCCGCCTCGGCGGGCCATCCCTAGCCCATTCCCTGGAGTACCCTCATGAGCGAAGCCACCCCCGAAAACGTCGTCACCCTGGACCAGCCTATCGCCCGCGGCGAGACCCGCATCGAGCAGCTCACCCTACGTAAGCCCAACGCCGGCGAATTGCGCGGCGTCGCCCTCTCCGACCTGCTCAGCCTCAACGTCGACGCCATCGTCCGTGTCACCCCGCGCATCAGCCAGCCGGCCATCACCGAGGCCGAAGTCCGTGCCATGGACCCGGCCGACCTGGTCGACGTGGGCGGGAAGATCGTCGGTTTTTTGCTCAAGAAGTCCGACAGGGCAGCGCTCTTCCCCGCCACGTAGAAGATGCGATGGCGGATCTTGCCATCACCTTCCACTGGCAACCGGCCCAGCTCGATGCCCTGGGCCTGGCCGAACTGATGGACTGGCGCGAGCGCGCCCGCAAACGAGCCTGCCCCGATGGCGAATGACCTGCAGATCCGTGTCCTGCTCACCGCACTGGACCGGGTAACCGCCCCCTTGAAACGCATCACCGGCGGCGGCTCGGCAACGGCCCGCGCACTCAAAGAAGCCCGCGACCGCGTCAAGGAGCTGAATCAGCAACAAGCTGACATCAGCGGCTACCAACGCCAGCGCGAAGCGGTACGCCAGAGCGCCGAAGCCCTGGCCAAGGGCCAGGAAAAGCTGCGCGGCTACCGCGAGGAACTCAAGGGCATGGATGCCCCGTCCGCGGCCTTCCAACGCACCTTCGCCAACGCTGCCGCCGCAGTCGACAAGCTCCAGGCCAAGCACACCGCCCAGCGCACCGAGCTACAGCGCCTGCTGCCGCTCCTGCGCACCGCGGGCGTCGATACCCGCGACCTGGGCAGTGCCCAGAGCCGCCTGCAGGGGCAGCTCGCGTCAGCCAATACCGCCCTCGATGCCCAGAAGACAAAGCTCGCCGCCCTCAACCGCACCCAGGAGCGCCTGGCCCAGACCCGTGCCCAATTCGGCAAAGGCCAGCAATTCGCCGCCGGCGCCGCGGGCGCTGCCGCCAGCGGCACCGCCACCGCCTACGGCATCACCCATGCCTTGCATCCCGCCCTTGAGGAAGGCAAGCACTTCGATTTGGAGGCCAACCGGGTAGCCGCCCTCGGCCTGGGCGACAAGGCCACCGCCGACGCCGTCAAGTACGCCAAGGCAATGGACACCTACGGCACCAGCGCCACCGAGAATCTCCAGCTCGTGCGTGACGCCATGACCGTGTTCGCCGACGAGCACCACGCCGAAATGGTTGCCCCGACCCTGGCCAAGATGAAATTCGCCAACCACGCCCTCTACGGCGAGGAACAAGGCGCCGACAACGAACGCAAGTTCATGGACATGCTCAAGGTCATCGAGATGCGTGGTGGCCTGGCCAGCCCCGAGGCCTTCGCCCATCAGGCCGACATTGTCCAGAAGGTCATGACCGCCACCGGCGGGCGGGTCGGCCCCAACGAATGGCTCAACGTCATCAAGACCGGCGGCGTGGCCGCCAAGGGCCTGGAAGACGACGCCTTCTACAACCAGCTAGAGCCCCTGGTCCAGGAAATGGGCGGCCACCGGGTCGGTACCGCCCTCATGAGTGCCTACCAGAACCTCTACCAGGGTCGAACCACCAAACGCGCCGCCACCAACCTGGAAAAGCTCGGCCTGGTCGACCCGACCAAGGTCAAGCACGACAAGGTCGGGCAAATCAGCTTCCTCGACGTCGGCGCCATCAAGAACAGCAAGCTCTTTGCCACCAACCAATTCGAGTGGATGGAAAAGGTCCTGCTACCGGCCCTCGAGGCCAAAGGCATCAAAGGCAAGCAACAGACCCTGGATGCCATCGGCTCCATCTTCAGCAACCGCACCGCCTCCAACCTCTTCGCCCAGATGTACCTGCAGCGCGACCAGGTCCATAAAAACGCAGCGCTCAACCGCGGCGCCGATGGCATCGACAAGCTCAACGAAAAGGGCCAGAACACCGCCCAGGGCATGGAGCTCGAGCTGCTGGCCAAGCGCAACAACCTCTACAAGCAGATGAGCGACACCATCCTCCCCACCTACAAATTCGCCCTGCAGGCGGTCACCACCGTCATGCAGAAGGTCACCGACTGGATGAAGGACAACCCCGCCACTGCCGCCGCGTTGCTCAACATCGCTATCGGCGTCGGCCTGCTCTCGGCCGGCTTTGGCGGGCTCGCCCTGGGCGTCGCCGGCATCCTTGGCCCCTTCCTGGTGATGCGCTTCATGCTCGCCCAGGTAGGCATCCGCCTGCCCAACCTGTTCGGCCTATTCTGGAGCCTCGGCAAGCGAGCCCTGCCGCTGGTGGCTGCCGGCTTTCGCATGATCGGCGCCGCCGTCATCGCCAACCCCATCGGCGCCATCCTCTTCACCCTGATCACCGCTGCAACGCTGATCTACACCTATTGGGACAAGATCGGTCCCTGGTTCGCCGGGCTTTGGACCGAACTCAAGCAGCGTGCCAGCGGCGGTATCTCGGGCATCGTCGGGATCATCCTGGACTTCTCGCCCATCGGCCTCTTTTACCGGGCCTTCGCCGCAGTCCTGAGCTACTTCGGCATCGAACTACCCACCAGGCTCACCGACCTCGGCTCGGTACTGCTGAACGGCATGCAATCCGGTGTTAGCACCAGCCTGGCCAACATCGGCAGGGCCTTTATGGACTTCTCTCCCCTCGGCCTGATCTATCAAGGCTTCTCCGCCGTGCTGAACTACTTCGGCGTTGAGCTCCCGGCCAAATTCACTGAATTTGGCAGCATGATCATGCAGGGCCTGGTGAACGGCATCATCAGCAGCCTGGGCGCCGTAAAAGACACGGTGATGAGCGTCGGCGACAGTACCATCAGCTTCTTCAAGCAGAGGCTCGGCATCAAATCACCGTCCCGCGTCTTCGCCACCCTGGGCGACTTCGTCATGCAGGGCTTGGCGGTTGGCTTGGCCAAGGGCGAGGACGGCCCCCTGGGCCAGATCGCCAGCACCGCCAAGCAGCTCGCCAGCGCCGGCGCGGTCGCCCTGGGCATCGGCACCGCCGCCACCCCGGCGCTGGCCAACGGCATCACCTTCGACGACCGCCCCGCTATGTCAGCCGCGGCGCCTGCTGCGCCCGCCAGCGGCGACACCTACCACATCACCATCAACGCCGGCCCCGGGCTGGACGCCCAGGCTATCGCCCGTGAAGTCCAGGCCGCCCTGGCCCGCATCGAGAGCCAGAAGGCCGCCCGCGGTCGCAGCAGCCTCCGAGACCAGGACTGACCACCATGATGATGACCCTCGGCAACTTCATCTTCAGCCTCCATACCCTGGCCTACCAGGAACTCCAACGGCAGACCGACTATCGTCACGCCAGCAGCTCCCGCGTCGGCGCCGCACCGGCACGGCAATTCCTGGGCAAGGGCGACGACAGCATCACCCTGCCCGGCTGGCTCGCCCCGGAGCTTGCCGGCACACCCAGCAGCCTCGACGTGCTGCGCTACATGGCTGGCACCGGCGGCGCTTGGCCGCTGATCGAGGGCAGTGGCCGTATTTACGGCCTGTGGGTCATCGACAGCATCAGCGAGACCAAGACCCTGTTCTTCCAGGACGGCACGCCCCGCCGTGTCGAATTCAGCATCGCCTTGAAGCGCGTGGACGACGACACCGGCCGCGAGCTGCTCGGCGTGGGGATGGCCGGCATGGGCAACCTGCTGCGCGGCCTGCTCGCATGATCCAGGAGCTACTGGACCAGGCCACCGGCCAGCTACGTGCCGTTGCCCAGGATCTCACCAAGGGCGCCGCCTCCTACCCCCAGGCCCGCTACCGCGTCCTCGTCGACGGCAAGGACATCAGCGCCCTTATCGCTCCACGGCTGATCAGCCTGGACCTCACCGACAACCGCGGCCTCGAGGCCGACCAACTCAGCCTGGTGCTGTCCGACCATGATGGCCTGCTCGTCATCCCGCCCCGGGGCGCCACCGTGCGCCTCTGGCTCGGCTGGTCCACCACCGGCCTGGTCGACAAGGGCAGCTACATCGTCGACGAGACCGAACACAGCGGCGCGCCTGACGTCCTCAGCATCCGCGCCCGCAGCGCCGACCTGCGCAAGGGCCTCAAGACCAAGCGCGACCAGAGCTACAGCGCCACCACCCTCGGTGCCGTGCTGCGCACCCTGGCCGCGCGCCAGGGCCTCACCCCAGTCATCGCGCCCGACCTCGAGGCGCAGCAGGTCCTGCAGCTGGACCAAACCGGCGAATCGGACGCCAACCTCCTGACCCGTCTCGGCGAGGACTACGACGCGGTGGCCACCGTGAAAGCAGGCCGCCTGCTCTTCCTCCCCGCCGGCGGCGGCAAGGCGGCCAGCGGCGCCGACCTGGGCCACGTCACCCTCACCCGTAAGGACGGCGACCAGCACAGCTACCTGCAGGCCGACCGCGAGAGCTACGACGCCGTGCGCGCCTTCTACTACGACGTCAACAGCGCCAAGAAACAGGAAGCCATCGCCGGCGGCGGCGACAACGTGAAAGACCTGCGCCACACCTACGCCGACCAGCTCTCCGCGCTACGCGCCGCCCGGGCCGAGTGGAACCGCCTGCAGCGCGGTACCGCTACCCTCACCTACCAGCTCGCCCTGGGCCGCCCGGAGCTCATGCCCGAACTCACCTACACCCTCCAGGGAGTCAAGGCCGAGATCGACGCCATCATCTGGTACGGCGGCCACGTGCAGCACAGCCTCACCGCGGACGGCGGCTACAGCACGCGCCTGGAGCTAGAAGCCAAGCTCCCCGAAGACCTGGTCTCCGACCTGGCGGAAGAGATCAAGGGCGACTACACCGGCATCATCGCCTACTATCGCGACCCCAAAACCGGCAAGGAGCACACCCTCACCGCCGGCGACCAGAGCAAGCCGCGGCGGCTGCGGTATCTGTACGCCAACAAGTACACGGCGAAGCGAGCGGTGGAGCGGGAGTGGTCAAGGTTGAAAATGGGATGAGGCCATTAAGACGTAGTGAGGCCCTACCATTCGCCGCCCAGGCACCCGCTTTTCGTTGACATCTCAGGCCTACTCAACCAGTATCCGACAAATACTTGTATAAACTCAGCGAGTAGGAACATGTTCCACACACTAAGATTTTCGAATTTCTACTCCTTTCTCGATGAAGTCGAGATAAACTTTCTGATGGACAATCGCAGCACTAAGAATGAAAAAAGCTGCGATTCCTCCATAGTCGACTGCAGGGTAAGCAAAGTTATTGCTGTCATTGGTCCAAACGGCGCCGGCAAAACTAATATAATTAAGCCCTTCTCATTTCTTTCCTGGTTCATATCCGGTTCATTTTTTATCGAGCGCGATCAAGACCTATACGCCAAGCCCCACTTTCTTAGTCCAGACTCCCCTTCAGAGTTTGAAGCCGAGTTCGAGATTGAAAAAAGACTCTTCAAGTACCATCTCAAAATATTAAACAACGAAGTCATAGAAGAGCACCTATTCGAAAAAACTAGCCGCTTGTGGAGCAGGATATTCGAAAGGCGTATTGATGGTGATAGCTACTTAATAAAACAGCGTGGATTCGGCTTAGACGGCAGGCTTGCTAAAAAAGTAAAGAAAAACGCCTCACTTATTTCAACAGCAGCCGAACACAACATATCCATTGCAGTACTGATATCAAACTACTTTAGAAAAACAACTTCAAACATCTCTTGGATGGGCCGCTCTAACTTTCAAGGCGTCAGAGACTTAATGACAGCCTCTTCATATTTTTCTGAAAACGAACACCATAAAGAGGCAATGTCTCGCCTCATAAGAAGCTGGGACTTTGGAATCGACGACATTGCTATCGAAAAAGTTAATAGCAGCAATGAAGCTGGCAAACCCGATGAAAAATTGATGCCATTTGGTGTGCATTGCCACGAGAAAAAAACTTTCAAGATGCCTTTTATGGCTGAATCCAGTGGTACCCAAGCTGCTTACCATCTGCTCAGCAAGTTGTTGCCAGTGCTCGAAAATGGTGGCTTCGTCGCTTATGACGAGTTAGAAAGTGATCTGCATCCACTCATGCTAGAAAGCATCATGCAGCTTTTTTTCAGTGATTTAACCAACCCTCATAACGCGCAAATTATTTTCACCACACACTCAGTCCATATCCTGAATGAATTGCAGAAAAGCCAAATCCTCTTAGTAGAGAAAAACGACTCCGTTAGCGAGGCGTGGCGCCTTTCAGATATGCAGGGCGTTAGAAGTGACGACAACTTCTATGCAAAGTATATGTCTGGAACCTACGGCGCAATCCCTATTCTCTAG